ACCGAAGAACCTCCCACTTGTATTGATTTAAAAGTAGCCGCACCAGCATTTGATACCCTAAAAGGAGCTGTAGCTTTATTGGCGATACTAGCTCCTAGCCATAAATTACCATCAATGTCTATGTGGGCTGAAGTGGCATCGTCTCCACCGACATCTAGTCCACCGGCGAAAGAACCTGTAGCGCCTGTGATGTCTCCCCTGAAGTTTCCGTTATTGCCCTCAAAGTTTCCCTCGGCATCAAGTTTCCAGCCCGAACTTCCTTTAATAAAGTTGGGTGATTGCATAGCCCCGCCTTTCATTACAGAACCGTTGCCGCTGGCTACGATGTTCGTCTGGGCCACCGTAGTATCTGCTTCAGGTATGTAGTTTAATTCCAAATTTGTAGGGGTTATTTCGTTCATCTTAAAATTACCGCACGCAATTCCGGTGTGGTAGCATTTCCTTTTAAGGCGACTTTTAACTGCAAATTCTCACAAGGTGGGATGTTTATTGATGAATTAAAATTTGAATTATGGGAAATCTCGGCGCCCCAAGTGTCATAATCCCATGTTCCCAATGTGGCAAAACCAGAATCTAAATCATTACGGTAATATATTTTTATTCCTTCATCTGCTCTAAATGGTTTGACCAGTTGAAATTCAATCTCCAAAAATGGTCTGGGTTGTTTATTGGTGCCGACTGCATATAGAGGAGTAATAAAATATCCATCATAATCACTGGCGTATTCAGTTGTGTCAATCTTATCAATTCCATAATCAAGGTTGCTCCGCCATCCGGCCACCAGACTGTCTCGGGTAACTGCCAGTAAAGAAGCAACATTGGCTATAATGGCATCACCACTGTTGCCGGTTGAGATGGTATGTTCGTTGACCAGAATCGTTCCCTTGGAAGTTGACATCAGTGAATAGATACCAATTCCGGGTATGTGGGAAATTTCCAAGATTGAAACATTATCTATGCTGAAAGAAGGTGTACCCACTTCACCTCCGAACCATATTTGGTCATTACTACTACCAGCAAGGACATTTAAGGATTGCGCACCAGAATCACTAAAATAATAAAAATCACCTGCTCCAATTTGAATATATCCATTCACACTGGCACCAAGTTGAGTAACACTAAAAGTAACATGATAAATTTTTCCATTTTCTGCACCAATACTCTGCTCCATAATAGCATCATTTCCGCCATTATCAGTAAATAATGCGGCCCCCACTCCGTCATATGTCCATCCTAAATTAGTTGGTTGCGGTGTCCAACCGGCAATTCCTCCGGTAAAAGTACCATTAGTTACTAATTCTCCTCCTTCCAATGATTCCATAGCTCCAATACCGAAGAATGGCCGTCCCTTGTAATTTATCAAAGCTCCTGGATAAGCCAATAATCCTTTTCCACCCGACAAGTCAGAGATAGTGGGTGGTATCTGCACAATAGGCGAAGCATTGACTCCATCACATTTGTAGACCCGGCCCTCAATTCCAGCCAAGACAATTAAGTAGTTCCCATTGTTGAGCATGGCGTGTACCCCGTGTTCGGCAATTTGGATGGGTTGAAAGAACGATGGAGAACTTCTGTCCCAGGGAAAGATATCGGCTATTCTTAAATCATAGACATTAGTCCCTTGCCAGGTGCCACACATCAGATTGTTGCCCAGTTCTTCCAGGCATTTAATGCGGTAATTGGAGGGCAAGTCCAGGGCCTGCGGGGTCCAGGTGTAAGTGGCGGGTGTTCCCGAAGCAAAGGTTGTTTCTTCATCCAGTGAAGCGACATATTTTCCGGCGCCGATGTATAACTTGTTGTCGTTCTTACTTATAAGCATTGGGTGCCAATCAACATCTGAAACCAAATCTCCGGTTTCCCAGTCCAGTGTCCAGTTGGCGGCAGTTATTCCGGTAACCGTGCCATCTCCACAGACATCTATAAAGTCATCTCCGGCCACAAAAAGATAATTCTTGAATATGGCCATGCCGTTACCGTGTCCACCAGCGGTATTACCTGTCAATTCAGCCCAACTATCTCCACTGTCATCCGATTTATAAACTACTCCACCATCATCTACGGCATATATTTCTGTCGGTGTGGCGGGATTTTTTACCATCCATTTAATAAGTCCTGTAACCACTCCACCGGAAACATCCTGCATCAGATTGTTGAGTTTCACTACCCCAGGATCGCTGAAAATATCCAACTGGCGTATGTCGGCTACCCCTGTGTGGGCTGACGGGGCAATCCCGGAACGCGGAGCTTGTATAAGCAACTCTGAACTCATAAAATTTTACCGATTATCTTCATAAAATGGTGTTAATCTAGCCCTGTTGGTTTTTAGGTAGGTATGGTCTCCCGTGCCTCCATCTGTGGTGGTAATCGGTTCTCCGCCTCTATTGGCTGAAATCTGAAAAGTATCGGCCGTGATGCCGTTATAAACCACATAATAGGTGGTCTTTACAGCCAGTCCCGCAGGCAAAGTTCCGGTGGTCTCCAATACCACCGTATCATCTGTGTAAAGTTCGTGGGCTGTGGAGGTCAGATTGGCCCCTGATGCAGTAAAAGCTAAAAAATTGTACTTGCTGAAATTCATGTTGTTTGTTTAATTATAAAGTTCTCTGTCTTACGCCCTGTCACAAGCAAGGCGCAAGGGGAAAACTCTAACGCGAAATCCTAACTACCACATTACCCTTGAAGGTTCTGACTGCATTCGTTACCGAATTGTCGTAAAGTCCGACAGGTGTAGTTGAAGCTTTGCAGACTACCCAAGGTGTGGCCGAGTTCAGAATTAGTTTGGCATTACCATAAGCCGTATTGGCCAAACCACCAGTAGCCGCCGTTACGGAACTTATCCCGCTTTCCAGTATGCCCGTAGTTGTAGTGGGCGTAGCGGCAATGGCGATAAGTCCGACAGTCGGGTCGCTGGTAGATGAAACCGAAGCTCCGCAGAGGAATGACAAGCTGGAAGTAGCGCCTCCTATGATGTTCACTCTAATCAGTTCCACCGTAGACGTAGCTCCTGTGTAACCGAAAGATGAAGCAACCGAAGTAGAGGAGTTCTGCCACAAGACCACATCAGCCGCAGTCGTTGTCGCCCGCCTGAATGGTGTGGGAATAGCTACCAAGGTCGTAGAAGCCGCAAAGGGAATGGCATAGTGATAGGTAATATCTCCCGCCACACTCAAGTAAGGTGAGACAATATCAGGTGAGCTTAAAGCTCCCAAGGTCGGTTCCGGTTCAGGCACACTGAAATCCACACTGACATTGCCCACATTATTGGTGTAAATCAGATTGGAGACTTTCGTGGCCACAATGTCCCAGAAATTTCCGGCGGCATTGGTCTGGGTAACTCCCAGAACTACAATCAGAGCCAGAATGACCAGCATTCCGAGTTTCATATCACGGTCAAACCATGATTTCTTACAGATTTTTTTCTTTGTTTTCTTCATTTTATGGCATCCAATTTAGCTTGTAATTCGGCCTTTCTTAGTTCGTACTTGACCGGACTTTGTTTCTTGTAGTTCTCAATCAAAGCACGGAACTCCGCCTTCGCCTTATTATCAGCCTTTTCTTTTTTTTCTTTCATTGTTTTAAAAGTTACTTTGGGAAGGGAACCCTGTACTGGAATCGGTGAGAAACCAGTCCAGGGTTCCCCCCCCAAATGGGCTGATAATTTACTTAACGGTTATGTCAATGGTCAGAAGCGTAGTGGGTGTCCACTGCTTGAATCCGATATAACCGATTCCGACAATTTCCATGCCGGTGTAACCTGTCCTCATCTTTTCCTCAAACTTTAGTCCTCTAGGAGAAGCGTAGGTGGTTACTTTCTTGACTCCGCCGACTCTGTGGCCTGCGTTGGTCCAGGTCTTTGTGCCTGAAGCGGTTGTAGCCGCCGCATCAACGAAGGTGCCGTCTCTCACGCAATAGATGTCTACTCCGAGCATACTTTTAACAAAGCCATTGTTCAGAGCTGAATCAGCGAAAGAAAAGCCTGAACCTGCCTCGGAAGTAATAATACCTACCAAGTCGCTGTTCTCAACTATCACATAATAGCCATTCATGGTGTCGGCATATCCGGCACATTGCGAGATGATATTGGCCAGAATGGTTACCACGTTGGCCGGAGCCATAAAACCGCCGACTGGCGTATCCAATGTTCCTGTTCCGCCTTCGCAGAGTTCGTTTAATACCCATTTGTCTATAGCGGTCACCATTGAATTGGTAATGCCTTGAGTTGCCGTGTAGAACAAATCAAAGTTGGCCATAGTCGACTCAAAATCAAAGATATGAGTCGCCGCCACTACTTCGTCAGCCACCGTCAAGGTGTCCGTTGATGTAGTGATGGCCGCCGGTGTGTAAGTACCGGCCAGTGCCTGAACAGTTGTTGAAATCGCTGTCAGGTAGGGAGAAGAAATCGTGTAAAGCGGACTATTGTCCACTATACAGACTTTCTCGGCTACCAAAGCGGCTTTCAGGGCCTGTTCAATCTGCGCTGAGCGGTACTTATCGCGCCAGGTTTTTGTGGAAAGTGAATTTACCATCATATGTAATTTCTGTGTCTACTAATAAATCACCGATTATGGCAAATCACTATCTCACCGCTAGTTCTTTGCCTTCTGTTTGGCCACTATAAGTCTACGTATGTCCTCGTCAGTTTCAGGCAGTTTGCCTGCTCTGGCGTTTTCAATTAAAGACTCATCCGTAACTTTGGAAGCTCCGCGCTTGCTGGGGCCGGTACTGCTGGCCTCGGCTGTTTTGCGTTCTTCCGCTTTTGCCTTTAAGATACCCTGAACGGCAATGGTTTTTTTGGCTTCATAGATCGGCAGGCCTTTTGCTTTGGCCCAGTCAATCACATCATCCACATCTGCATCAGGTACATCGGCCAATGCCCTGATGTCTTTTAAAGACAAATCATTTTTAGGAGTTTCTTTCTCCACCGGCTTTTTTAGCTGTTTAGCCAACGCTTCAGCTTTTTCGGCCCGGGTTTTGTAGTTTTCGGCAAGTTCCTTAATCTTTTTAAGTTCCTCGCTTTCCTCCACAATTTCGGGTTCAGGTGTTAAGGTGTCCTGTTCACCCTCAGGGTTTAAGGAGTCCTGATTCTCCAATTCATCGTCCATAGAATGTTTTTAGGGGTTAACTTCTCCCCAATTACTAATAAATTATTGTTAAAGAACTTTACTTACTGCTATCCTTGGTCAGTCGTTTCATCGTCTGGTCAATGGTCTCGTCAGGGGTTCCGGCCAACAGCTTAATCTCGTTGCAATAACTGTCTATGTAGGAGATGAGGTAATTCCAGGCAGTCAGATTGACATAGGTCAGGTACTGGTCAGTGGTAATCTCGGCTAAATCTTTGAGCCAGACTGTCGTATTCACTGATTTCCCCTCCAAAATGTCCAATTGCTGGTTCATATAGTCCATTTCCAGCTTCTTGGCGTCAAAAAGGTATTGCATTTCCCGCACATCTTTGAGTTTCAGGTCATTGTTAAGGGCAATCCGCATATCGCAGAGTTGAAACAGAGGCGAATCTGGGTCAATTTCGGGCATAAAGGCCTTCCTAATCAGTTTCATCACGTCTCCGTTCACTACTTCTTTCACTTTGGCGGCTTCTTCCGGGGTTAACTCAAACTGCAACAGCACTTTTCTTATAGTGAAAAGCAAATTCTCGTCATCGGCAAAGATTTTCTTGAAAAGTCCCAGCTCAATGTCATTGTATCGTCTTGTTTGTTTGGGGGTTCTCATTTCTTTTTCTTCTTTTTACGCCGGCTTTTTCCGACGGCCTTTAATGCTATGGCAATCATCTGCGCCCGACTTCGTGGTCGTCCGTTAGCTCCCCGGGCCTTGCCTTTCTTTTTGTTATCCTTATAAAGCTCCCGCATATTAGCACTCACATCTTTACCTAAGGGCATTTTGTTGTTGTGTTATGGCTGGTAATTGTCCCATATTCGGCCCGCCCACCGCAGGGACTATGGGTTGTGTATCTGATAATGATAATTCTATGGGGCTTAATGTTCCCACTTCGGACAGAATCCTGTTGACTATCAGCTGGGCCTTGGGACTGGCGGCAAAGTTGGGGTTCATCACCACCTGTAGGGCTGTGTTCAAAGTGTCCAAGACTGCCTGCTTATCGGTCTGCTCGCCCGTTATATCCACTTCCACTTCCCATTCAAAATCTTTCAGGACTTCTTTCCAGGTTTTAGTGGGAATGTCATCAGGCTTGATGAATCTTTGATTGCCCCATTTATTCAGGTCGGCCTGCACTTCATTCTGCATCTGTGCCATGTCCGGCATCTGGGCTTCCTGGCCCTTATAGAGCAGTTGGTCAATGATTTTCCGGTTGCTCCGCCGCACGGCTTCGTTAGGCACAAAGGCCGAGTCTATCTGCTTTATCTGGTAGCTGTTCATGGTGGCCGAAATCTCCTCACTGGTGTCCATTTTCTTTTTAAGGAAATCAATGATGTAAGTAGTCATCATGTTCTCAATGTCCAAGCCCTTGTTCTCGGTCATCAGTTCAAAGAGCGAGTGCGATTCGGCCAGAAGTGCCTGTGTCTGGCGCCAGGCTGAACCGGCCGGTTGGTTGGCTCCCAACATGGCTTCACTGATGCCGTTAAGCTGGTTACCCATTGCCTGCCATTGGGCGCCAAAAGCCTGCTGGGCTGTAATGTCATGGGAGGTATTGTTGAGTTCGGTCAGGGGCTGATTAAGAGCATGTACCATGATGTCCCCGTTTTGAATTGAGGTCAGGGCGTTCCTACCCACATAATTGCCATCAGAAGTCTGGAAGATGAGCTTGGAAGCCAAGTCCAGTTGGTCTTTAATAGCCTTGACGCTGTGGTTCATCATCCATTGGGCTTCAAACAGGTGTTCTACGGCCCCGATAGACTGCGTGCGGCCGTCCTCTTTGATGAGGTGGGTTATCATATATGGGTTTTTGCCCTCTTTACCGGCATATAGGGTGAAGTCATCAAACTTGCCTTGTTCCTTACTAGCCACGAATGATATGACGTGCATCTGCTGCTGATAGGTGTCTTCGTCTGTCTCCTTGTCGGTCAGGTAGGACAGGGGCAATTCTCCGTGTATCTCATAGACTTCCACGAACTCGCTTTGGGTGTCTTTGGTGGTGTTATCCAGTGTTTTGCGAGTAACCAGTGAGTCCAGTAGTTTCTTGACCATATCCTGGTCATAGCTTTCGTTCTTCTTCAATTGGGCGGGCGTGTAGTACAGCTTTTCAATTACGGGGCCGTTATCAAAGTCCACGGGGTCAACAATGGCCGTATTCCAAGGGATAACTTTGGCGTAAAGTTCGCCTTTCTTTTCTATGAATTTGATTATGGCTGACCCGTATCTGGCCAGTGTGCGCCCCCAGTCGTTGAGGAACTGCCCGAAAGCAGACTTGCGCATAAATTCCTGTAAGTGAATGGTCGCCAAAAAAGCCAGCCAATAGTCGGCTTCTTTTGTGGCTTTGATATGGATGTTCTTGCGGTCAATGTCGGTGGCCCGAAACCAGATATTGGTGGCCGCCGTGACGATGTTGAAAAATGGCTTTGGCCTGCCTTGCGAGTCTGTGTCGCCTGTGATGTGTTTGGAGTTCAGATAGGCGTCAATACGGCTGATGTTGTCCTTTAAGTTAAACTCAACATGCTCCGAGATGTAGGTAGTCCCGCTCTGATAGTTGTTCTCCAGCTCTCTGACTAGGGTGCCTATGCTCTCCATAGTTATTTCACCCTTAATTGTGTATAAAGCGTGGCAGAAGCAATGGAAATATCAAGTTTTAAACATTCAAAGTTGAGGTCGGTCAGCGTTAAGGTCTTGGTTGTACCGGTGGCTATTCCGTTCCAGGCATAGGTTGTAGTGGCGCCGTATAGAGAAAAGGTGGTGGAAGCCGGTCTTAGCAGTTGCCCTATATCGTACCAGTGAATCTGTGTCTTGGTAGGTATGTCATAGATCGTGGTGGTGGTTGAAGTATCACAGGCAACATCATTGGAACCCAGAAAGTTCATATAAGCATACGGAGTACCGGAGGCCACACCTACTTCAAAAGAATAAGTGGCTTTGCTGGCAAGACCACCAATTTTGCTCACATAGGAAGTAGTGGCTACTGATGGTGCAAGCACATAAGTTGTGCTGGTTCCGCTGCGGACGCCTATCACATCACCGGCGAACGGCTTGACTGACGACCCGACTGCATCTATTGGCTTCTCATAGAAGAACGCCAAATAAGCGATTACTCCCAGAAGTATCGCTACGCCCACAATAATTAAAAATTTCTTCATTTTTTAAACAGCACCGATTTTTTTCTTAGTTGATAACACCTTTAATATTAATTCCATCCTAGCATAAAAAACAAAAAAAAGCAAATTCATTTGTTGCTTTCCTGTACCAGCAAGCGTTCATTCAATTCAAACCTATTCTGCATTGCACGGTTTATCTTGGCCGGTGCATCCATCAGAATTGCATATCTCAAAGCATCCATAGCGTGGTCATTCTCCTTGATGGGCAACTCCGGTTCGTTTCCTATGGGCTTTTTAAGTGGGTAGTGATAGGTCTCAAACTCCCAGATAGTGTTGATGCAGTCCTTATTTATCCTTATTTTACACTGTTTTAACAGTTCCCGTACCTTGTCTATACCTGCCCTGATGCTGTCTTTGCCCTTCAGCACTTCGCAGACATTCACTCTCCTGTCATACAGTTCTTTGATGGCTCCGGCGTTCTCCGGGTCGGGATAGACCTTGGTAAATCCTTTGGCCGCCACCACTTCGGCTATCTGGGCATCGGTCTTTCCACGCTCGTAATATTCATCAGTTATCCAATAGTTATCCCTCTTGTCTTTTCTGATGGAGATGATGGCCGCCGGATTGGTAAAGCCAAAGTCCACACCGCCCATATACAGTTCCGTGTCTATCTGGGCCTTGTCGTAAGTGTGCAAGTCTCTTAAAAATTCTTTATAGACCAATCCTTCCTGCTTGCGGAAGTCAGCCAGATATTCCTGCGAGAATCTGTCCTCGGGCAATTCTTCACGCTTCTTGTCCAATAGTTCGGGCGCATTAAAGGGATTGTCATAACTTGTGGCGTGGCTATAAAACCAACCATTACCCTTCTGCGCTCGGTTGGCCAGTTCATAGAAATCATTAAATCCATTAGGAGTGGAAGCAAATACCACCCGGCCTTTAGTAGTCAGCAAGGTCGGCTCCAAGACTGTGTCCCAGTATTGCTTGAATCCCCGGCAGAAGGCTACCTCATCAGGCAGAAGCAAATCATTCTCTGTTCCACGTCCTTTCTCACTGGTTACCACGCTTTCCCAGCCCTTTAAGCTGATCTTGGAAGTTCCGCCCTTTAGGTTCTTGATGGTTATTTCCAGTAGGGTCTCGTTCTTCTTTATCACGGCCCCGCCGAATATATCCAAGAATATCTCCCAAGCAATATCCCGCGCATCACCGAAGGTCTGGGCATAATAAGTTATCTTGGCGTTATCAATGGTTAAAGCGGTTCCCAGTGCTTCATAGGCCAATAGTGTCGTCTTGCCTGACCGGCGGCCCCAATTTAAAACCTTATACTGGCTCTTATTTTGTATTACTTCCGTCTGTTTGAGTGTCAGTTGTTGTGTCATTAATATCAAAAGCTCCGGCCACTACTTGGGGAATTATTACTTGCAGAGGTTTATTGTCTGAAGTTATATCTTGGGCGGGATTTCCTTCAGCCATGCGCCAGACAATGTCTTTACCCAGACTTTTAAGCCAGCTTACCTTTTCTTCATCTCACATCTTAAGCAGGAAC